TATCTTTTATTTTTCTTAAAATTCTTTGAGTGTATTGTTCATCTTTTAATAAAGAATCTCTGACAGCATCATTTTTAGTTAACTGTTCTAATCTTAATTTTTTCTTACTTAAAAGATTTTTATCTTGATCACTAAATTCATTTGGTGTTGTAGTTTGTTTGTTTTCTAATTTTAAAATTAGATCCATAGTTGTTTCAATGTCATCAGCTATTTGTAACTTAACACCTCTATTACCAACTGTATCTCCCATACCACTTAATGCTTCACCTTTTGCTTCGATCAATGTTTTAAATAGATCTGCATCGGTTGCAAACTTAGTTGCTCTATCTGCATCCATATCATCAAATAATTGTTTTGTTGGTGCTTTCGCAGCTTGTGCCGCTGTAGATAATAAACCTGTAAAACCTTTTCCTGTTGGTGGTCTTGACATTAAATCTAAACCTGTAGACATTAAAAATCTATTAAAGCTTTCACCTTGTGGTCTTTCATATTTTGGAAACATTGCTCTTGCTTCATCAAATTCTCCTTGAGTAGGAAAGAAATCTACAATACCTGCTTTTTTATACTGTTGTCTAGGTTGACCTAACCCTGATGTAATACCAGAGTTTGTAGAACCACCCATTCTAAACATCGGTCTTTTTAATGTTCTATTCATATTAAGGTCTCTTTAGTGCGCCGTATATTCCTGCTCCAGTAGCCGCTGCACCTAATGCAGTTTGTAAGAATCCTGGATCTGGTACTTGTGATGTTTGTGTTCCTGATCCTGCCATTCCACCCATGATCCCTGTAACAAGGTTACCGTAGTTTTGTAATTGTTCTTGTGGTTGATAAGTAGCCATTCTAGTTGCTTCTCTTTGTGCATTAAGTTGAGCTTGTTCTTGCGCTTGATTCAATGCGCCCAATGAACCTAACGTTGAAATATCTCCTCTTTGTAATCCAGGTAACGCAGATGCTAGTCCCATTTGATTTTGAAATTGTTGTTGTGCTGCTTGTTGCGCTTGACCAAAACCTGTTTGTAATAATCCTGCTTGTAGTGCTGCTCTGTTTCTATCTGAACCTGCTTGATACTCTGCTTGCATAACACCTTCTCTTCCACCACCGAAAGCTCCTGATGCTACTGCTTGATCTGAAATTTGTTGCTGTTGTATTTGTGCGTTTCTATCAAACTCTGCAAGTGATGCATCCATCACCTGTTGTTGATATGGCGACATAAACTGTTGGAAAGCTTGTGGTCCGGTTGCAGCTTGTGCTTGTTGTAAAAAAGGTTGAAATGATCCTACACCTTGTGTAGCTAAAGTTTGAGCTTGTTTTTGTAGTGCATCTTGCCCTGCAACTTGTGGTGCAAGTCCCGCTAAATTTTGTTGTCTTACTTCAAATGCTCTTGCAGCATCTTGTCTTGCTTGAAAACCTGCATCTGTTTCACCAGCTGCTCTTGTTAAACTTCCTAGTCCACCAGTTACAACAGGAACGCCAGTAAGGGCTACGGCCTGTGTGGCTAAATCTCTTCCTATATCTTCTACAAAAGGTGCTGGTCTTGATACTGTTACTTGTTCAGCCATTATAATACTTCCTCTAATCTTTTAGATGTTTGAAACATTTCTCTAGCGCCATCTAATCCTTGCGATTCTTCTGATACTTCACCTCCGGATTCGAGGTTTTTCATCATGTTATACATGACTTCTGCGCCTTTGTCTATATCTCCATCACCTGCATTTCTAACAGCGTCAGCAGTAAAGACAAACTCATTTTTAGATAATCTTGCAGGTACATCATCAGCTCTTTCCATACGACCGATAGGCACAAACCCACCGTCTTCTCTGTAGTCTTTTTCCATACCATCCATATCTAATAAAGGCATAGTCTTCTTGGCTACCGGTTCTGCATCTCCACCTTCTTGATAACCCATTCTACCACCATCTTTTCTTCCTTCAGTTCCTGTTTGATAATTACTTCCAACAATACTAGGAGCTAAAGTTCTGTAAGGTGCGTATCTAAATCTGTCTATGTTTATTCCTTCACCAATATCTATTGGTTTATCTTCATCTTTACTTTCACCAGATAAACCTGCTAATGTTGATAATCCAAATATTGATTTGTAAGGATTATCTTTAGCATAATCAAATATACCACTTAATAAATTTTTACCTTTACCACTTTTAAATAAATTACTAAAAAATCCTGTTCCTGTACCCGCTTGAGCTTTACCTACAAAACCAGCTCCCAAACTTCCTAAACCATATAATAACGCAGCTTTACCTATTGGAGACTTAGCAACTTTCTTAATAGCTCTACCTGCTTTCTTAACAAGTTTACCTAAGAAATACATTTGTCTTCCTGATTCAAGGTCCATGATTCCTCCTGTAGGATCATCTTCATCTTCCATCATTTCCATCTGTCTCATTCGTCCACCGTCCATGGCACCTTGTCTAATACCACTATCTATTGCTGTACCAATTGGAGAAACACCTTGACCTATTGATTTTAAATAATCACTAAATCCTGAAGCACTAGCAGTATTACCAAACATTACTCTATTTCCATCTGGAAGCATCGAATAACTCATAGCTTGTCCCCCAATTCCTATTGGGTTTTCTTTTCTGTATTCATCAAAACCAGCTCTAAATTGTTCTGGAACTTGATTAAAAGTTTCTCCTGAAAACGGAGTATAGTTTCCTATCGAAGGTGCAAAACCAGGTAATTGATTAGCAGAACCAGGTTGTGGTTGTCCAATTGGCATTTGTCTTGGTTGAAAATTATTAAAATTATTCGGTTGAATTGCTATAAGTCCACTTGATGGATCTCCACCACCTTCACCTAAAGTAGATTCAGCTGATTGTAATCTTTGATTTATTTCTTGTAACATTTGTTCTGCAGAAGATACATCACCACTTAAATCATTTAGTCTAGGCATGATACTTCCACCTTGTTGGGACATAATCCCACCTTGTTGAGCAGCAACTCTGCCACCCTCTGCAAGACCTGTGAAATCAAATATAGAGCCCATGAATCTTGGAGCAAGGCCACCTAAGTTTCTTTTAGGTGTTGTATCTTCTTCTGTGTCATCACCAACAAAACAATATGCAGGTGGGTTAGGTCCTTTACAAGGATCCATTACTTGATTATCTCCACCGCCACCGCCTGTAGGGGTATTAAGTGAATCTAAATAATCATCATATAAGGTACCAACAGTAGCAGTTCCTTCGTCATCAAAATTATCTCTAACAGTATTTAAAATTGATCCAGCTTGATCTTCGTATAAATCAGGAAACTGTTCTATATCTCTTGCTGCTCCTTTTGATTCAGGTCCATAGTACTCAACAGGATCTGGATTATAGTATCCTAGTTTTTCTAAATCATCTATGGTTTCTTGATATAATTCTGGATTTGTTATTTGTAAATTATTTAAATAATTTTCTCTTTGTTTTTGACTATTCAATTGAGCTAATCTAGAATTTTTTAATGCTCGAAGACCTTTTGTAAATAAACTATTTTCAAAATAATTTTGAATTATATTTGGTTTTTTAAAATTATCTTTTGTTTTTTCAGGTTTTTTAATAGGTGTTGTAGTTGTTGTGTAATTACTTCCTCCATCTTTTCCACTTGTTGTAGTTGTTCTTCCTGAAACATTTTTTGAAGAATCATAACCTCCCCCTGTGTACTGAGAATCCCTGTCTTGTCTTCCGCTGCCTCCGCCGTTTCCACTACTACTATTATTTCTGTTACCACCATAGTTTCCTCCAGAAGATGCTCCCCCTGCAGGTCCTTGTGACGAACTTCTACTTGGTGATCCATAAGATGAACCACGATAACCTGGACGTTTACCATTCGCTGGTTTGTTTACAAGTTGCTGGTATTGCTGTGCGTTTGTTATTGCCATTACTCTGACGCTGCTCCTAATGGTGGCATTGCTGCTACTTTAATTTTTAATGATCTTGTAATCTCTTCTCTGATTGTAGGAGTGTTTGAATCTGCTATATCATTTTCAGCTTCTTGATCCGAGTTATACTCTACATTAGTTCTAGTGTTTCTTAATACTACTTCAGTTTCACATTTAACAACCGGTACTTTTTTACCGTTTATCATTGTGTAATTTACTGATCCTTCTTCTTTAAATGCCATAATTTAATCCCTGTTTATTTCTAATATTGCACAAGTGCCTTCAAATATATTAGCACTTGCTGCTTGTAGTTGTAGTTTATCATTCTCTTCTAACACAATTGAGCCATCAGAGATAGACTTAGAATCTCCTGAGTTTACAGTATGTTCAGCAAATTGAAAAGCAGTTGTTGCTGAATTATCATATAAAAAAGCTTTTATTTCAGTGTTTCCACCCCCAACATTAGCTGTGTGTATGTTCTGTATTATAGCTCTAGAGTTAGAAGGCACAGTATAGACATCTGTTACATTAGTTGTAGTTAGATCAAAGTTAGCGTTTTTATATATATTTGCCATATTAATTTCCTGATTTAAACCAAGTAAATCTTTCTGTTTCTTGTTTTAAATCATTTAAAAATGTAGAGTTTAATTGTTCAACTATTATAGTAATAGCTCTGTTAATTTGTTTTTGATTTGAGAAATCGTATTCTTCTTTTGGTTCTGGTAATCTTACTACTACTTTAGCCATTATCTACGTCCATCTGGTTGTACATCTATTCTTAAAGTTCCAAAACGCCAAGACTCACTAACATCAGTGTTTTCTATCTTAATGTTAACAAATCTTCCTCTGGCCCTAGTATCCTTTTTATCAGTGCTAGAGTTAATTGTAAAGGGACTTAAAGACGTAACGGTATCTGATTGTTGAGGATAACGTTTAACAGCAAGAGTTACTTTTGCATTACCTTGTAAATCTTTAAAGTCTGGTACAAATCTTCTCATAGCTAAAAATACTTCACCTGAAATAGTTGGACCACTTGATTTACCTTGTGCATCTTTTTGTTTAGCTTGTAGATCAAAGTCAAATGATTTTATAAATGAAGTAACTGTTGTTGTGCTACCATCAGGATTAACTTGATCGGTTCCTACTTCGTGTTCAAATAAAGTTGTTTGACCTAATCCATCTTCCCCTACAATAACTGGAAAAGTACCAACAGCTGAATCATTAAATTTAGTAGCTGATGGTTTAGGATATACACTAGCATCAATCCAAGAAGTTCTAGCTTCCGTTCCTATATACCAAACACCACCTTTCATAGGTTCTCCATAATTAAATACAACATATTGATCATTATAATCAGAACTAGTTGATGGATAATACCAAACAACTTCAGTATATAAATTATTTATACCTGCATAAATTTGTTGTCCTTTAGTTGTATCTGCTTGATCATAAACATAATCTTCAACAGAACAAGGTAGAGATTTAACTGTACCGTCAAACATAAAGAAACCATTTGGACTCATCCAAAACGCAGCACCATCTATTTCAATAGCTGCATTTTTACCTATCAATCCACAGTTAGTACCCACTTGTTCAAAGCCAAATGTAAAAGGTGAACCAATAAATTTCATAGTATACAATGCATTATCTGTCCAAACCAAAATTGTTTCTTTAGCTTTTAGTGAACCCATGATCCGTGTTCCGTCTTGCAGTCTTTGTGTACCTGCTGAATTGATTGCTGTTGGTGTATAATCATTTATATCTTCTTGATCCGAGAATCTTATAAACATGTCATCTTGAGTTGATGTATCTCCAATAGTTGTTTCTGTTCCAAGATGAATTAAGTGACGTGTTGTAGGTGACACTAGTGTAACTCTTGTTGCTGTTGGATTAGCTGATGTAGAAAAACCAGATGTAGTTGTTGACGCTCTTGTTGTTAATCTTGCAGCAATACCTGCATCCCAAGTAAACGTTTTTCCATTTGCAATTGTTGCAACTAATACCTGACCAAAATTACTTAATGACCATAATCCCGGTTCAAGAGAAACATCAGATGCTGAAGCAGCTTCTCCCCAATTACCACTACCCCATGAATCAATACCCCAACCATAACCATAAGATTGTTCTGCAGGACCAACTTGTTCATAAGGTTTAACTTCTAAACTACCGCCTGTTGAAACTGTTGCTGTTGCATTAGAACTTTGTGTAATTGTAAACACACTTGAACTTGTAATACTTGTTACTTGAAATAATTTATCTTCAAAATCTGAATTAGAATAACCAGTACCTACTGGTAAAGTTACATTATCTAATAATATAATATCACCTGCACTTAAACTGTGACTTGCTTTTGTTATAGAACAAACAGCAGAGTTATTAACTGTTGCAATGGTGCAAGAAGATAACGTAGTTTTTAAAGGTGTAATATCATAGAGTTGACCTTCAAAATAAATAATTAAAAATTTATCTGTGCCAATTGCAATGTATCTATTTCCATCTAAGTCTACAAATGCAAACTGACGTCTTGCAACACCTGCTATTGTATCTGTAACTAATGATGACCAACCACCTACTTTCTCTGGTAGTCCATATCTAAATCTTGTGTTATCACAATCAACCCATCTGTTTTCTGCACCCGATGTGGTGTCTTGTTTATCTATTCCTGGTAGGACTTTAAAATCAATTAGAGCCATGGTCCGTGCTCCTATATGTTATCTTTATAAATCCAGCCTCTAGTTGCATTAACATACACTAAAGTAAATGCAGCACCATTAGCCGAAACTACTAAATCTGAAGCACTACCTAAAATATTAGAACTGTTTCTACCGATTGTTAAATTGTTAGATGCAAAGTTATTACCTGAATCTATAAAATGTACTTCATTACCTATTGCAGGAGATGCGGGTAAGTTTATTGTAATTGCAGTACCAATACCACTTCCAGAAGTATTAATTAATACTTGATCACCATTAACTGTAGTGTAAGTAGCAGAAGGTGTGTAGTATCCTTTTGTCTGTAATTTTCCTGTAATGTTTGTTCCATCAGAATATAAAACTGTTGTTGATCCAACAGGTAATGCAAGACCTGTTCCTGAAACTGTTTTAACTGTAAGTGTATAATTAGAAGCTGATCTTGCTGTTGCATCTTCTACTATAAAAACTCTTTCAGCACCATCAGGCATTGTAACTGTTCTATTAGCAGTTAAAGTTCCTGTTAGTTTGTAGTATAAATTTTTACCATTTGCTGTTGCATGAGTTGCTAAAGATAAAGCAACATCTCCTGAACCCACTGCAAGTGATAAATAACCACTAGCTGCTTGTTCTAAAATTTGTAAGTTTGTATTAGTAATTGTACCCCAGGTTCCTGATTTTTCCCCTGTAGTTATTAGTTCTAGTTTTAAATCTGTTGATGTACTTGATGCCATATTTCTCCTACGGATTATCTGGATCTATTGGGACCCAAACTTGATTTACTCCTGGTGGTATTGGGTTCCATGATATCACACTTACAGGGTTAGTTGCAAGGTTTATTTGATTACCAGATAAAACTACTGTTTGACCTATTTTAATAACTACATTACCTGTAGATAAATTTACTCTTTGTCCTGTAGGTAAAACAACTGATTTACCTTCAATAACTACGTTACCTACTGAAAAGTTTAATCTTTGTCCACTGACAGTTACAAATATACTAACTCCACCTGGATCGGCAAATGGTGCTCCGGCAAATGTGCTTCCTCCAAAATACATTACGGTGTTTGTATCCTTGTCCAAGTTTGTGAAACGCCTGGTACTACACCATCCCACTGTTTAATATTAATAGAAGTTGGTACTGCTATTTCTAATCCTACACCAGTTGTAATTACATTTGCTTTAGCTTGAATAGTAACTGTACCTGTAGATAAATTTTGTCTATTTCCTGTAACAATAGCTGTTGCGTTTGCTTTAGTTGTAGCATTTCCAATTGCTATTTCTACTGCACTTCCTGTAATAGATACATTTGCTTTTGCAACAACTGATACATCACCTGTATCTAAATCAACTCTTGATCCTGTAGGTAATACAGTTGCAGCTGCCGTTGTTGAAACAGTTCCTGTAGATAATTCTACTCCTGATCCTGTAACACTGTATCTAAATGTAAATGTAACTGTACCGGTATCTAATTCTAAAACACTTCCTGATGGTATAACTGTTGCTTTACCAATTGTTGTTACATCTCCTGTATCTAAATTAACTCTATTACCTGTAACACCAACAACGTCTATAGCTTTTGCTGTACCGGTATCTATTTCAAAAGGACTACCAGTTGTAGCTATGTTTGCACCTGCTGCAATAGTAACACTTCCTGTTGCTATTTCTGTTGCAATACCCGATACACCAATAACATCGGCTACCTGAACATTACCAATTCCAATATTAAATCTACTACCATTTGGTAATATAAGAGCTTTACCAACTATACCAACAGTACCTGTTGATTCGTTAATTCTACTACCTGTTACAATCGCTAATGCATTAGGATTAAATCCTGGGTCTGCAAAAGGTGCTGATGCAAATGAAGTTCCGCCAAAAAACATAAATATAAATCCTTAAAAGGAGACAGGGGGTATGTGGTGGTGCCCTGCCTCCATCTAAAGATTATATCATCGTTTAAACCAACTTGGAAGACCTAAATGTGGACGCTTGTCAAACATATTATCTTTTGCTC